TTTAGTCACGGCCAGGTTGTCATCAGCCAGGCCACCAATCTGGCCATGTTCGTTGATCAGGAAGACAGAAACACCAACTTCACAGTTGTATTGCTTCAGCACTTTGATGATCTTCTGTGGGACTTCGTGTAAATATCCGGTCACCGGGCTAAAGTCGGAACCAAGAACCTGCGATATTCCACCAACGCCAGGTGAAGATGCTTCACGGGGATCGGCTTCGTCATTGGTCAATTCCGCAATATAGGGTGTGACTTGAACTTTGGTCGAATCGACAGCCGCTTTCAAGACAGTCCATGTTGCCAGTAAGGTTGGATCATCGGTGCCAACCACAATTTCGTTCAGGACTGCACCGTTTTTGGTGCGTTGGATGATTATTTTTTGGATTTCTCCAAATCGTTCAATGCAATCGACCACAGGAATGGTTGCGATTGCTGCTGATTGTGGACAGTTACAAAGCATCGTGTTTGTTTTTTTTGGTGATTACTTCGCCTGTCCCTTGGGCCGAAATATGATGATTTAAGCCCAAATATAACCAAAAGTTTTGAATCTGTCAATTTTTAAGCCTGACACCGCGTTTTTTAGGCAGCACCAGGCGACGGAACCCGTACCTAGCAGCATCCAACGCATGATTGAACTTATCTGTCGGTATGGATGCTTTCTTGTCATTCCATACGTAGTTGTTCAACTCGGTTTTGATGTCTTTTGAATCAGGATCAACTACAATCAGGTATGTTTTGATCTCCCTGATGTCATCAACGATCATTTCTTTCTTTGCATCCACGATATTGAACCCGGCTCGGTCGATCTTGTTTGTTGTTCTTGGCTCGTTGGTGTCAGCTACAATCAGATCACGTTTTTGCAAGTCGTTAATCATGGCCAACCTCCCTGGCACGTCGTCAAGGTGGGTTTCATAGATGTATTGCTTCAGGTATATCCGTTTTCTGCTCCGATCAACAGCAACACGAACCAACGCCAGCGGATCAGGTGAATACCCATAGTCCATGCCATAGACAGAAGGAATCATTGCATCAAATTCGCCTTCAATCCAGTTGTCAAAGATCACGCCTTCAGCACGTTCAAGCCATCCACCGATATAATTGTAGTAGTAGTACGATGAATGGCGAATCCGATGTATTTCAATGTCAAGTTCTTCGTCTGTCTTTGTCCAGGTTCTTTTGGCATTGAACACCAGTTCTTCAGCATCGCGGTAACTTGATTCAGCCTTAAATAGCCAATCCCGTGACAAATAGCCCTGGCGTTCTGCAATCTTGTATGTGGTGTGAATGTGTTCAACCTGGTCGTGATTGCTGACTGTGATGTTGTACCCATCAATTTCAACCTGTCGGCTGTTTCCGTCAATCCACCGCTTATAGATGAAGTGTTCGCGGGTTGTTGGGTTCTGAATCCAGATCACCCTGTTTTGCTGTGCTGTTGTCCTGATGCTATCGTCAATGGTGTCAAACGCCTTTTCATCAGTGAAGTCTTCTCCTTCTTCGATCACCCATGTTGTTATTCCTGCAATCGACTTTAGCTTCCCAGTCTGGTCCCCACTTGATGTCTTGATTCCAGAAAAGTAAATGAACGATCCGGTTCGCTTGTTGGTGATAACCTTGTTTGTGATGTGGAAATCACCCGTGATGCCAAGCCGATCAAGTGTGATCTTGAATTCAGGGATGATCGAAAGTTCAGCCGCGGCCATTGTGTACCTGGTGAACAGGATGCCATGACCACGTTGATACGTCAGCCGGGCAATAAAGTCATGGACCGTCGAAGACTTTAGTGATCCACGACCACCTGTCACCAGGTAGTATCTTTTGTTGGACGTGTAAAGCGGTTTGTAAACCTTATTGATTGGTGCCGCTTTCGCTTGATCTTGTGATTTAGCTTGTATAATCATTCGACCCAATCTATTGGTGGAATGTTGGTGCCTTCGGTGACGCCTTCGATGCCGCCAGGGTTCTTTTCAAAGTTCCGGCCATCCATGTTGTACAAAACCGTTTCAGTAAGCTTGACCGATGGCCGAATAAAGACTTCCTTTCGCTTTACCCGGGTGGTGACCATTGTGACGTTCCCTGCCTGGTCCACGAATCGTTCTGCTTCGTGTTCTGTCAGTTCTACCGTGTAGCCATCCATTAATCGTTCAGCGTTGGTTCTGGCCCTTTGGCGAAGCTTGTGACGATAGATCGTTTCCTTTTCTTTATCCGCTTGTAAATATATCTCAGAGATTTCAGGCAGGTCAGCACGCCATTTGAAGAAGGTTCTTGAATTTACGCCAACAGCCTGGCAGCATTCTTCAAGTGTGTGGTCGTCTGTTTCGTAGAATTGGCAGATGACTTTTGCAATCTCTATCTTCTCTTTTATTGGCAGGTCAACACCTTTGTGTGGTTTTGCCAATCTGAATTCTTGTTCACCTATTTTGACCACTTGTCGGTCAATACGTGACTTTTGACTTCCCTTCGCCATAGTCTTTTGTTTGTGGTGTTACACTGAATCTTCTTGCTTTGCATTGTGGATCAACAAGCAGTTGTCGCAAATGAACCTGGTGACAGTTGTTCCTTTGGCAACTGAAGAAGTCATGTGAACGTGCTTTGTTGCTGGCTCAATATCGTTCCAGTTTACTTTGCAGTGATCACAACATATCCAACAATTCCTTCGCTGAAGGGTTGGCCTTGCTTCTGATAACGTTTTGAACCTGGTCCAGATATTCATTCGGTCAACTTTTTCAATCTCAAAAATATACAATAATTCTTAATGAATCAAAAAGGCCAGCCAAATCAATGGCTGACCTTGTGAATGTAATCCCATGTGAAGACTTTTGAAGTTGCTTGCCATCAATCGCGGATGCAACAACGACAGCAATTTACAACTATTTTTTTGATGTCGGTTAAATACCCGTGATCTGATCATCAGGCTTTTTCAAAATGATGGCCGCTGCTACTGCTGCACCAATTACGAATCCGGCTAGTAGGTAGATCATGGGGTTGTATTTTTGGTGGTGAAGATGCTGGTTGGATAAAGGCCGATCACAGAATTGATGACGTTGCGAAGCTTGATCCGTTGTTCTGGTGTTCGCTTTGCAATGTTTCGTTTCAGCCTGTTCTTGATCCTGACGGCCACCGGGTAAGCGGATTCAAGGTCAAACTTTTTGAACTTGTGCTGTCGCTGGTACCCACGAAGTGCCATGACATATTCAGCGTAATCATTGCCATACACATTCCGCAAGCCTTGAAGGTATTCGATTGGCTGTCCTCCCTGTGGTCCGTTACTGTGGTAGGCTTGAATGTGAATGTTGTGGAGGTCTAAGGCGATCAGCCGATTTGCGCCAACACTGGTGAAGTGGCCACCGCTGAACTTGCCATAGGTCACGCCTGATGCAATGCAAGGCTGTTCGTGGTCGATTAGCCTGACGATTTCATTGATGACTGGCTGAAGAACCTTTGCCCGGTATGCGTCGACGCTTAGAAGATCGCGTTTTGCTGTTGCCGTCTTCTTCCTGACCTTGTGTTCCACTTGCTTTGTTGCTTTGATCTGAACACGTTGAAGATATTCTTGACCTTCTTCTGATTCAAGCAACCATTCAGGCCAGCAGGTTGAACACAATCCCTTGTGCATTGAGTTATGGAAGCCAACAAACCCACAGCCAGTTCCTTTGGCCATGCCCGTTCCCCTACACTGTTTTTGCTTTTGCTGTATCATTTGCCTTGATTTTGTTTAGCCTGGCAATTATGCCAGTGATCAGGTATTGTCGATGTATTGTGTAGCCTTTGTAGTTTACCGGATAACCCTTCCCAGCTATGTAAACAGACCAATGTGATGGAGTTACATTTATGCTATTGCCTGGATCGGTTATCATTGCTGCAATGCTTGCGTAATTTACAAGCACATTAGTTTCTGAATTTATTACTGTGTAAACTGTCGTAGCTTTAGTTCTTGGCATTGGGCTTGCTTAATCGGCTGTTCAACTGGTAGATTGTCAATCCCATCCATTTAGCTACTGATTCACGATCAAATATTGACGAAGATCCAATGGCACGTAAAATTGCAGCCTTAGTCCATGCGTCATACGTCTTGCATAATGTGTCAGATGTGTTCCTGGCTGATTCTTCTAACTCAATAGACAGGACTGATAAAAATTGGTCTTTTCTGGTCATTGTTGTCGATTTATGCGATAAAGTAGTGTAGTAGGTAAACGAATACTATTGAAAAAATAACGATCCTGAAAAGCGGTGGTGTTTTTTGTCTTTGCCGCTTTCGTAGAACTGATTTGGCTTGTCTGATCTGGCCATTTGTAAGCCGGAAAAATTCAGTCTTTCCTGATCCTGACTTTGCGCCCTTTACAGTGAAGTTGTGTGACTTGAAAATCCGGTGAAGTTCTGTTTCTACCTGGCTTGCCTTTTCGACTTTGTATTGGTCCAGGATGACAACTTTTCCAGGAATGCCAATGTCGACGGTTTTGTTTCTCTGATTTGTATCCTTGGCAATTCCGATTTTGATTTCCCTTCTTCCTTGCCTGATCGTTGTCCAATCTCGGTTTGAAACTCTTTCCATCAGGTAGACATACCTTGTTTGTGGGATGGCCTTTTGTCGATGCTTTTTGCCAAAGACAATTGTTCGCAATAGGCTAACCATCAAAAATTGATCTTTTGCTTGAAGTTGGTCGGCTTGTCCCAGGTGAATTCGCGTGTGAATGAAAGTATCATTGGTCAATTTTTATGGTGAGCTGTTAAAAAGATATTGATGTGACAATAAATGATTCATCGCAAAATTTGCAGTCTATCTCTAGTTTGCATTTCTCAACTACTGGATTGCCTAATGTCCAAACCCTTTGATTGTTTGCTTCTTGTATTATTTCATTTTGCATCATGCAATCTGGGCACAAAACCCATATTCCCAAGATGACATGTGCTTTAGCTTCGTTCATTTTGTTGTCAATTTTTTGTGGTGAAAAGCAAGATGCCGCGTGAACGACACCTTGCTATAATAAAACGCCTTTCTAATCTTTGCCGGATAACTGGCCATTTGCTGATGCCTGGTCATTGGCGTACTTTGTAACCGATTCTGCAACAAGCCTTTTGCCTTCGTCATCCATTCCGTGTTCTTTTCGTGACCGACGTTCTTTTTCACCAGCAACAAGCCTGGTGTGTTCGTCAATGGCCTTTCGTGTGGCATGATCCAGCTTGTCCTGGCGACTTTCTTCAAGAACAGCCATGATTCCCTGGTAATCCAGGTTGAACAGCTTCTTCGATGCCTGAAGCGTCGTGGTGAAGATCATTTTCAGGTCTGCGATTGACAGGTTCTTGTACTGAACCACAATGTCAGCAGCCAGTTCTTCAATCTGTGCTTCGTCAAGGTCGTTTCGTCGGCCAAACTTTTTGGCGAAGGCAAAGGTCATCATGTAGACCAATGCTTCTGCCTTTTCTTCTCCCTTGTATTTGACCAGGGTTGCAATAGACGGAGAATTCAATGCCGCTGCCTGGTCCCAGGTGACAGGCTTGATCTTTCTATCTGTGGCAACCATTGGCGCAATCTCAAAGGCTTGAATGGCCTTGTTGACTTCAAAACAGCCAGCTTTGATTATATTGGAAATGCGTTCTTCATCTTCTGGCTTGACCATTGCTGCGAATCGGTGAAAGACTTCAGTGCTGACACCCTTGTTAAGCCGCTTGTTTGGAGAATCAACCAGGAATGTTTTTTGGACAAACGCTGGTGTTTCATCTTGCACTGCCACGACAGTTCGCGTAACTTCAAGTTGGCCCCACGTCCTGCGAAGTTCTTCAAGAACATTTTGTCCAGCCTTGGCAATTTGTCGATTTCCGGTGTTGATTACTTGATTCATGACTTACCAGTTTTGTAAACGGTTGGCGACACCATGTGTAATTGCACCTGCTGTCGATAAATTGTTATGGCCGTTTGCTTTTTCTTCGGATTGCTTCGCTTTCTTGACCGCATTCAAAAACGCCGGATTGTCTTTGGCTTCTTCTGCATCGTCAAGATACTTGCTGAACTTACTTCCAAACAAAGTAGAAGGTCGAAGGTACTTCTGCTCCTTGGTGTTCATCCATTCAAAACACTTGTACTGAATCACCAGTTCCACGTTTTCAAATGAATACAAGTGCTTTCCCTTTATCTTTTGTGACAATAAAGATACAACATAATCAACATTATTGCTACCCCTGCCATCTGGATCACAAGGCAAGCTTCGCCCGGCAAAAGCATTCAGAACACCAATCAGACTGATCGCATCTTCAATCATCCTTTGCTTTTCTTCTTTTTGGCCGGAATTTTTTTCTTCTTTTTTGTCAAAATCTTCTTGAAGATCAGTTTTAGACAAAGACAACGAAACGCCAGTTTCGCTTTTAGGATTTAAACAAGGTTCTTCACAAGGATTTAAACAAGGTTGTATCGTAGTATCATTTTGAGAATTGCTGTTCATCATTTTGAGAATTGCATTTCTCATTTTGATAATTGCTGTTTTCCAATTTGAGAATTCAATGTTTTCGCTATTCTCATTTTGAGAATTCAACCAGGCAAGCGTCTTACCTGCTGAAAGCGATTCATAGGCAAATTCATTTACCGTGAACCACTTTGTTCTGTCGTACCCGTGCTTGTTCAGGTCATCACGGGATGCGATCAGACTTTCTTCTTCAAGTTCCTTCAGCCATCGGTACATTGATGCAGCAGTGAATTCAGGATAAAGTTCTTCCAATGCAGTCATCTTCAAGAAGAACCAGTGAAAGCCATCACGAAATGAATTGTCGTTGGCTTTCCAATGCCTGTATGATCGGTAAAACTCTTTCAGCAGCGTTGCCTTGCCAGTGTTTCTTTTCAGTGCTGTGGCCACGTTTACGTTGTAGCTGTGGTTTTCTGATGGGCTAAATGGCTTTTGTGTCTTACTCATGGGTTAAAGTATTTTGCGTTTTGCTTTGTATGGGTGGCCGGATTGAAAGCAGTATCTCTTCCACAAAATAGCATGATCCATTTCCAGGTAATGCCAATCAACAACCTGATCTGGATCAGCCTTGATAAAAGAAAGGTGTTTCTTGGCTTCCTTGTGTTCTGTTCTTGCCTTCAGAAGTGCATTGGCGGCAACAGCCAGACGTTGTTCTGCTTCAAGCCTAGCTTTGGCCAGGATGATTTCTTGCTGTGACATCACTTGGAATCGTGGTGGTGGAAGTGCTTTCATAATTGTCGATTAAGCAGAAAATAGAAAGGGGCAATCCATGTTGTAGCTGGATGCCCCTTGATGATTCTTCAGCGAATCAAATTTGCTTTAGGGCTACAACCTCCTGAAGCAAATTACTGTCACAAATATAGACTAAAAAACTTTGCAAAGAAAGAATTGTGCTAGAATTGCTTTCTTTTTGTGCAGATTCTTGTAATTAATGGCTTCGACGCTGAATGCGTGGAGGTCGTTTCTAACTGAAATCCTGGTTCCTTTGCTCACTGGCATTCTGCACAAAACAAGGTATTTAAGTATTCCTTCGACTTCATCACACAATTGAATGTGTTCTTCAAATTCGTCTTTCACTCCAAGGTCATCAGCCATGACCAATGCCTCTCTGATTGAGTTTTGGCCAATGGTCGCCTGGATTTCATTCACGATCCGGTTGGCGTTCGGGATCAATACACGAAAGACAATCTTGTCTTTTTCTTCGTTCGATTCTTGCATGATGTTTAGTTTTTACTATTTACAATAGGCCAAAGGATGACGGCCAAAATCCACATTGGATGGTGGCCATGTTTTTCACTTTGGGATTCTGCCACATGGAATCCTTTTGCCAGGTACAGGAAAGTTAGTGTTATCAATAATACTTCCATTGGTGTCTGATTTACATGGTGATTAACTTATAAATTAAGAACACTATTCCAGCCAGGACTATTGCCAGGCTTAAAAACAGTGTGATCTGGTCGTTCTTGTCGTTGTTCATTGGTTTTGGAATGGCGGGTTTGCCGGGTCGATGTACAGTGAATGATCCTTTGTGCAAACCAGGCCCGGCCAAACCTGATCGCGCTGATAGAACATCCCTTGCTTCCTTTCAAGTGTGCAGCCTTCTTTGGCGCATGGCGTGCCAGGTAGTACAACTGCTGCTGGCATGGTGTCCAGTGATAGCCAGAAGGTAAAAACTAGGTAATAGATAATATTCATGTGTTGTGGTTTAATGCTGGTTTTGATGTTGGTTAATCCTCTGGTGTTGGCGTGTGCCGCCGCTTGCCGAGGTTATGTAAACGGGCGAGCTGGGCGGTGCAGTAGACCACTCCTGATATTGCGCCCATAAATGCCGCCAGGTAATACAGTTGTTCCATTGTCTTGGTATTGCGCCCGAAGGCTGGTATTAGTGTTAGTTAAACGGGTGAAATGCATTCTACAGAGTGCGGCACATTACTGCCCTCGAATCGAACGCAAAGACAGCCGCCAAATACCGTAAATTCTTTGATGACCTTTTTCGTGCCACCCCTAAGGGCAGCTCGATCTAAACAGCTTGGCCACCGCCAAACTTCATCGCCAACCTCGTAAGGCACATCTATCCGACCTACTGTATTGTCAATACTGTGTCCGTAATTCAAAAGCTCCTTTACGGGAAGCTCCGTGTTTCCGATCATGTATTTTTTGTCGATAAGCTGAAACTCTATCATCTTGGGTTTTTTTGTGCGGCGAACCGCTGGTTTTATTGTTCTATTGGATGAATCCAAAGTTGGTTGATGTCGGAATCA